ATGGAGTATATTTTAGCTGGATATCGTGATGTAGAATTTGATTCAAAGGATGGGAAACACATCAGCGGTTTCACCTTGTATCTGCTTGGTAAGAAAAAAGGTGTTAACGGCTATGTCGCTTTTAAGAAATGGCTGTCCCGTGATCTGGTCGATGAAAGCGGCGTGGACATGGCACAGGCCTTGAACAATCCGGTTCTGCTGTTTTGTGATACGGATGGCAATCCTGTCCGTCTGGAATTACCAGAAATTTAAGTACATGGGTAACCTGCTTACTCAAGAAATCGCCCTGGCAGGCCTGCTCTTCGGCGGTATTATGTCGCTGATCATCTCAATCGAATGGAGTAAATGGCTATGAGTGCAGAAGAGTTGACACTGTTTTTTCAGTATGTGATGCTCGGTTTTGCCATGGGTACGGGTTTATGGTTGTTGGCATTTGCGATGCGTTCTCTTTGGAATGCGTTCAAATCTGCAATAAATTTATAATGAAAGGAAATTCGCTATGCCTAATGTATTAGCGGAAGGAGCTACTATGACTGATGCGATTCAGGGTATCTTTACCGGTGCGGCCACTGAAATGGGTGGTATGCTGGTGCCGATCTTCACCGCCGGCGCGGTAATTATCGTTGGTATTCTTGCCTTTAACCTGGGCAAACGTGTATTCAAGTCTGCGACTAAATAGCAGACGGTTTAACATCTCCCCCTATTAAAAAAAGCCTGTCGGCCTTCCTGTTTAGGTTGGCAGACAGGTTTTTTATTATGTTCCTACAACTGTAAACATAAAAATAATAAGGGCTAATGCAATGAAAATGAATATCATAGCAATGGTAAATATTACCCATACAATTTTCAGCACATTGCTTCTACATATTTCATCATGAATTTTCATTGTGAAATTAGTATTTATTTTTCCATAATGTTGCAGAAGGAGACTTATTATTAACAATAAAAATAATATTGGTGGAATAATGAACAAATATAAAATAATCATAATTTACACCTCGTTTTTGAATATATAAATTATAACATTTTGAAAGGGTTTTGTATATGATAATAAAAGTAAATAGAACTTTCTATATGAAAATAATTGCCCTTACCCTATGTCTTTTCATAGGAATTCTTCCTTTTTTTCAACCTAAAAAGGCTAATGCAAGTGCAGCTTTGGTTATAACAGCGTTAACTGCTGGTTTTATTACAGGTATGGCTGCTGTTGGATATACGCACTACGCTTCATTAACCCCCGAGCAAATGAACGAAATGAACGAGAAAGCAACCGCTAATTTAAAAGAAGCTTATCCCAATGCGACAGACTATGACAATCAAGTGAACATCATCTATAACTTAGAAAAAGACCTTCTAGCCGGCAAAGACATCGACTGGAGCAAATACAGCGGAAAAGCTCTGTACGCCGTCTTAAAAGGGGTGGTAGATGTGGTATGGCCTTTTACAGTACCTGATAATTTTATAGGAACCATAAATAGTTATTACATTTTAGCCCTCAAGGATGGAGAGGGGTTACTTCTTGAAGTTGATAAATCAACTGTTAATGGATGTCCTTCTATTAATTATTTATCAAGTGATAATTATGGATGGAATAGATATCGTTGTTCTTCTTTTAATCAAAGGCCTTCTAACGGTATTATATTTTATCATTATATAAAAGAAGGTGGGCATATTTATAAAGAGGGCCCTACTATATATCCTGATTCTGATTTTTATTTTTCGAGCAACAATGCTTTTATTAAAAAAATGCTTACCAGTTCAAATGTGCAGAAAGTTCCTAATATAACCGCCAAAACCGCCAACCAAGTAAAGCTCCCAACCCGCCTGCCCCAAACGGTAATAAATAATATCACAAACTATATTGATGGTTCCTCAGAAAATCTGATCGTAAACCCCACCGCCGATGAGCTCCCGCAGCTGCCCGACAACTACGACCCGACTACTGACGAGCTCCCCGACCTCCCCGGCTATGCTGATGTCACCCCCGATCAGGAACCCACAGACGAACCCACACCAACCCCGACACCACCAGACCCAACCCCCACGCCGCCCGAGTACGACGGTTCCGGCTGGGTCAATCCCATCGGAAACTTTCTGGCTGGACTGCTGGAGTTCCTCAAGACCGCCTTTGTCCCCACCCAAAGCCTGGACTTCAGCCCACTACAAAACATGGAATCCGGCACCTTCGGGGCAAAGTTCCCGTTCAGTCTGCCTTCAGACTTTGGCAAAATCCTTGGCGTGATCCAGGCCGACCCCATCACCCCCAAATTTGACGCCAGTATCCCATTATCAAAGGTCGGGTATCAAGATATCCCTATGGAAATCGACCTGGAGCCCTATTCCAACATTGCCGGCATCTGCAAATCCGGCTTTGTGATTCTGTTCTGCATCGGGCTGTTCTTCCTGACCCGGCGCTTTATGTCCCCAGGAGGTTGAAACCATGATTGCCGATTTATTCATTATGCTCATAAACTTCCTGATCTGGCTCATCGCTTCCGCCGTCAACCTGGTCGTGGGCATCCTGCCCGACAGCCCCTTTAACAACCTGGATTTATCCTTACCGTCCGAAGTGGTCGGCTATATCAACTGGTGCTTCCCTGTCAAGGAAATTTTAGGTATTCTGGCCGTCTGGGCCATTGCAATGGTAGCCTGGTACGTTATTAGTATCATACTGCGGATTTTTAAAATTGTCTCATAGCAGACAACGCTTGGCGGCGCCGGAATACGTGCGCACAGCACCCGGCGCCGCTGATCGGCCGTCTGCGGAAAGGAAAAAATATGTTACTCTTTGTTGAAATACTCCAAAACCTTTTGTTCATGATTGCGATTCCTACAGGCGCTTTCTGTATTGGATGTCTGTTTATGGACGGCTTACAAAAACGGGAATATCCCCCGCATCCGGGAGAGGATGAGAATGAAGCTTTCTTCGACGATGATGAAATTGACAACTTTGATGTTTTTGACGAGGTGGAACAGAAGGACAAAAATGATGATCATACCCGTTGAGTACACCCCGATCTTTTTCATTGCCGCCCTAGTCAACCTCTCCCTTTGCTTCGGCGTCCTGTTTCTGCTGACCTGGCTTGAACAAAAACGAAAGGATGATGATAAGTGATAACCGCCTACACTGGCACCCCCGGTTCCGGCAAGTCTCTACACTCCATCCGGCGCATATTGCAGTATTTAAAGGCCGGAAAACAGGTGATTGCCAACTTCCCAATCAAGGTAAACAACCTCACGGAAAAGCATCGAAACGGCCGTTATTTCTACGTGAAAAACGAACAGATCACCGTAGATTACTTGTACCAGTTCGCTACCATGTACCATCCAACTGATGCCGAAAATCAGACCCTTGTCATGATTGACGAAGCGTCCATCAAGTTCAACTGTCGGACTTACAGCAGTAAAGACCGTCTGGCTTTCTGCGATTTCTTCGCCCAGCACCGCAAGCTTGGCTATGACATCGTCCTGGTCTGTCAGAACCTGCGCCAGCTTGACCGCCAGATCAGGGACAACGTTGAAATCGAACTGGTACACCGAAAGCTGAACCGCTTTTCATTCTTTATGTTCCTGCCTTTCCCGCTCTTTGTGGCCATCGAGCGGAATAAAGCCATCAACAACGAAAAAAACGGCAGCGAATTTTTTCTATACTCAAAGAAAGTAGGGAGCCTCTATGATACGTTCTATGATTTTTCTGGTACTAAAAACCGCAAGGCTAATGAGAAGCTGGCTGCGCTGGTTCTTGCGACCGAGATAACCGCAACACCGCCAAAGGATGGAAACGGGAAAAAGCGCCGCACCGCCCGCCACCCGGATGGGGTGCCGAAGGCGGGGCCCCGTCGCGTGCCGGACGGAGCGGAGCGAACCCCGCCTACTGCTGATGACGCTTAAACGGTAGATATGCACTCAATATATAATAATATTAAGAGTGCCAAAAGGGGCAGCCACGGCAGCAGCCGAACGCCGGGAGCCCCTTTCATCATAATTACTAGAGCAGCCGAACAACGGCAGCACAAAATAAGTTGTTTCAGTCGGCGGTCACGGATCGGCTGCATTAACAAGAAAAGGAAGGTTATCAATGGATTTTTGTTTGATTTTTAAAATTTTGTTATCCAGCGCTTTAATATCTGGAATGGGTGTGGCTTTGCTCGGCCCATCTTATTTGACCGGGCATTCTTTTGTTTTGAGGGTTCTTTTTAACTTAGCCGGGATTCTCTTTTTTGTCATAGCGGCTGTTATGTTTTTAATGATTATTTGGATTCCTGAAACACGTACGATTTTTGCATAAAGCGGATCGGCTGTAACGTTTGGGCTCGGTGCGCTAAGCTAGTATTACCTTAGCGCACCTCTGACGCTTGACGCAAATTTTAGTCGATGGCTGAATGAAGCCATTGTAAACCATGTGCAGAATTGACGCAATTTTGACGCAATTTCAAAAAAGCCTTAACTTCTGACGCGTTTATAAGTAAAAACGTTATAAATAGGGGGGATGTTCATGCGTGACAGTAATAGCCGGAAATGGCAGATTACCATTAATAATCCGGCGCAAAAGGGTTTTACTCATGAGTATATTCGTGAGCTTTTAGCAACGTTCAAATCCCTTGTTTACTGGTGCATGTCTGATGAGATCGGCGAGGAGGGCACCTACCATACACACATTTTCGGAGCCTTTTCATCCTGTGTTCGCTTCTCGACCATCAAAAAGAAGTTTGAGGGTGCTCATTTTGAAATGGCCAAAGGCACCAGTAAGGAGAACCGGGATTATATTTTCAAAGAAGGGAAGTGGGCAAAGGATAAAAAGAAAGAAACCAACCTGGTGGATACCCATGAGGAGTTTGGCGATATGCCTGTAGAACGTCAGGGACAGCGAAACGATTTGATTGATCTATACGACATGATTAAACAAGGCATGACGAATTACGACATCATGGAAGAAAACCCGGCCTATATGATGAACCTGGACAAAATCGAAAAAGCCCGCCAGATTGTGAAGGAAGAAAAATACAAGAACATCTTTCGGGAACTGGAAGTCACTTACCTTTGGGGGGCTACTGGAACCGGAAAAACCCGATCGGTTATGGAGAAATTCGGCTATGAAAATGTGTATCGTGTGACGGATTATGACCACCCGTTTGACGGCTATAAGGGGCAGGATGTTGTGATTTTTGAGGAGTTCCGGAGCTCGCTTAAGATTCAGGAAATGCTTAATTACCTGGATGGGTATCCGTTGGAACTTCCCTGCCGTTACATGAACCGGATCGCCTGTTTTACCAAGGTGTATATCATTACCAATATCCCACTAAGGGAGCAATACGAACTGGTACAAGCCAGCTATCCAGAAACCTGGGCGGCCTTTAACCGTCGGATCACCTCGGTTTATGAGATGATTCAAGACGATGATAATGACCTGGAAGGATTTCATCAGTTAAGCTTTTAAATGATGGGTTTATTGGCTCGGATCAGCGCCGCAGCCATCAAATTTTTATGATAAAATATGATTTCAAATGTTATTCAGGGGGAATTATAATGGGAAAGTATTTTACGTATGAGGAACGCTGCGAACTGCAGGGCTATATCAGGGCAGGCTTAAAACAAACAGCTATCGCTGATCTTTTAGGGAAAAGTACCCGCACGATTCGCCGGGAAATACAAAGGGGACAGACAAAGTTTTTTCACTATCATGCTTTTTACGAATATCGGGCTAAAACCGCTCAAAGACGCTATGAGGAAGTACGTAAGCATAAGGGCTGTAAACACAAAATCCTTCAAGACCCGGAGTTGATGCACGACATTGAGGAAGCTATTCTCATGAAGGATTATTCGCCCGATATCACGCTTGGCCGTATGAAATTAGAAGGGAAAAAATATAAAGTATCCATCTGCACGCGAACACTTTACCGTGCGATTCATCAAGGCCTTTTTAATCACATTTCCAATAAAAACTTACGGTTTCAAAACATTCATCACAAAAAGGAAGAAATGGCCATTAAACCCCAAAAACATCCCTTTGAAAAAAACATTGAAAACCGTGCGCTTTCAATTCTGAAAAGAAAACAGTTCGGACACTGGGAAATGGACTGTGTTCTTGGGAAAAGAGAAGCGGGTAACGCATTGTTAGTCTTAACAGAACGTAAAGCCCGTTATTCCTTTATTTTTCGCCTGCAGCGCAAAACACAGGAGGAGGTCATACAAGTCTTGGATATGCTTGAAAAAACTTACGGTGAGGATTTTAAAAAGATCTTTAAAACCATCACCGTTGATAATGGCTCAGAGTTTTTGGACTATGAACGTCTTGAACGTTCTATCATAGGTAATCAAAAGCGGACAACCGTCTATTTCTGTCATCCCTACACTGCTTCAGAACGTGGCAGTAATGAAAACTATAATGGTAAGATTCGCTGGTATATCCCAAAGGGATTAGACATTGGTGTCATTCCAGATCGCTATATTTGGGAGACCCAGCATCGCATCAATGACCGCCCCAGAAAGATATTAAATTATCATACCTCAACGGAAGTTATCCACACTTTCTTTGAAAATATCCCTTAA